ACTCGCAGAAACACCAACCTGGCTACGACGAAGACGGCGTTGATCCGCTTGCAGAGCAGAAGCTGCTGCAGGAGCGCCTTCGCCTGACTTCAGCCCAGGCTGATGCGCAGGAAAAGAAGAACCAGATCAATGATCGCCGGCTCGTTCCGGCCGACTTCGCCGTGTTCGCGCTGGCCAAGATCGCTTCGCAGATCGGGTCGACACTGGACACGGTGCCGCTGAAGCTGCGCCGCCGGCATCCTGATCTGGATGTTCGGCATGTTGAATCCCTACAACGCGAGATCGCACTGGCCCGGAACACCGCGGCCGAGCTTGGCGATCTGCTGCCCGAGCTACTAGATGAATATGTCGAGTCCATGGCTGATTGACCTGACAAAGGCCGTCAAGCTTGGACTCCAATCGCTGTACAAAGAACCGCCGCTGACTGCATCCGAGTGGGCAGACAAGCACTTCTACCTGAGTTCGGAATCGAGCTATCAGGAAGGGCGCTGGGAAACAGCCCCGTTTCAGGTCGCAATCCTGAACTCCATGGGCAACGACCTGATCCGCGAGGTCAACGTCGTGAAGTCGGCCCGTGTCGGTTACACCAAGATGCTGATGGCCAACATCGGCTACAAGATCCAGCACAAGCGCCGCAACATCCTCTGCTATACGCCGACTGACGGCGACTCTGACGAGATGATGAAGCGTCACGTCGAGTCAATGATTCGAGACGTTCCGGCGCTGCTGGCTCTGGCTCCGTGGTACGGCAAGAAGCATCGCGACAACACCACTGACGCCAAGGTCTTCAGCAACAAGAAGGTCATTTGGTGTCTCGGTGGCAAGGCTGCTCGCAACTACCGCGAGAAATCGCCCGATGAGGTCATCTACGACGAGCTGTCCAAGTTCGACAGCGACGTAGAGGGCGAGGGTTCGCCAACCTTCCTCGGTGACAAGCGACTGGAAGGGGCCACCTTCAAGAAGTCGATCCGCGGATCAACGCCAGGCATTGCCGGCGAATGCCAGATCACCAAGGCTGCCGAAGAAGCATCCCGCAAGATGCGTTTCCACATCCCCTGTCCGTGCTGCGGCAAGGAGCAGGTGCTGAAGTGGGGCGGACCTGACACCGAGTTCGGCATCAAGTACACCAAGAACAAAGTCGGAGAGGCTGAGCGGGCCTGGTATGTGTGCGAGCACAGCGGCTGCGAGTTCGAATATCACCAAGCTGTCGAGGCGGCCAAAGAGGCTCGCTGGATCTGCGAGAAGACGGGCATCTGGACCCGCGATTCGCACGAATGGTTTGGGCCTGACGATCAGCCAGCCCTTACACCTAAGAGCGTGGCCTGGTACGTCTGGACCGCCTACAGCACGTTTACGACCTGGCTCGATATCGTCAGCGACTGGCTGAAGATCGGCAGCGACCGCGACAAGCTCAAAACCTTCGTCAACACCACTCTCGGGGAAACCTGGGAAGAGGACGAGGGCGAGAAGGTCGAATGGGAGCACCTGTACGCCCGCCGCGAGGTGTGGGAGGTGCTGCCCGAGCGCGCCGTGATCCTCGTCGGCTTCATCGATACACAAGATGACCGCTACGAAGGTCGCGTGTGGGCTTACGGGCCTGGCGAGGAGTCCTGGCTGGTTGACCGCTGGATTCTCAATGGTGACCCGGCCAGTGAGGAGCTACGCCGCAAGGTTGGACTCCGGCTGCATGACACCTACCGGCGCGCCGACGGCAACGTCCTCCGCGTCGCGCTGTGGGGCTGGGACTCCGGCGGGCACTACACCGATGAGGTGTACGCCGAAAGCCGCAAGCACGGCATCATGTGGGTCATCCCGACCAAGGGCCACAGCATCTACGGCAAGCCGATTGCGGACTTCCCGAAGACGAAACACAAGTCAGGCACCTACCTGACCATGATCGGCACCGACAACGCCAAGGAAACGATCTACAGCCGCCTGCGCATACAGCCGCAGCCCGGCGCCGCGGTTCCAGGCTGCATCCACCTGCCGGCAAACGACGAGATCTGCGACGAGGACGAACTGAAGCAGCTCACCGCCGAGCGCAAGGTGATGAAACTCGTCAAGGGTAAGCGAATGCACATGTGGGACGCGAAAGGCCGGCGCAACGAAGCGCTGGACTGCTGCGTCGGCGCCCTGGCCATGCTTCGCGTGGCTCAACAGCGCTTCGGCGTCGATCTATCCATAACCCATCAGCCAACCCAGCGGGCCAGACCGACGCGCGGGGTTCGCAGCACAGTCAACTGAGGCCCAACATGACCGAAGCCGAAAAGCGGCTCGCAGAAGTGCGGGCCGCGATCAGCCGCATCCTGAACAACGGCCAAATGGTTCGAAAGGGTGACCGCTCGGTGCAGTACGCCGAACTGTCAGCCCTGCAGAAGCAGGAAGCCCAGCTGCAGCAGCAAATCAACGCCGCCAAGCGCGGACGCAATCGCATCTCCTACATGAGCATCTGACCATGGGCATTTTCACGAAATCGCCCGAAGAGAAGCTGCTCGCGCAGGCGGTCAAGCTGGCGACCCAGCAGGGCAAGGCGATGGTGCAGGGTGGCGGCGGCGGCGTGGAAACGCGCTGGCGTGGTGCCTCCCGCGTACTGCGCAGCATGTCGAGCTGGATCCCGGCGCTAGGCAGTCCGCGACGCGACTTGTCATCGCCGGAGCGCAAGACGCTGGTTGCCCGTTCACGTGATGCGATGCGCAACCACCTGATTGCTCGTGCTGCCGTTGTGCGCAACCGGACCAGCGTTGTCGGCACAGGGCTTATCTGCCGGCCGCAGGTCGATTGGGAGGCGCTTGGCATTACCGAAGAGGCTGGCGAGCAGCTGAATGCCGCGCTCGAGCGCGAGTGGACGCTATACGCTGAGAATCCGCTGGAGTGCGACGCCGAAGCGACGCTCAACCACTACCAGCTTCAGGCGCTGGCCCTAGTGTCTGCGCTGACTGGTGGCGACTGCTTCGCTACCACGCCGGACATTGATCGGCCTGGCACCGTCTACAGCACTCGCCTGCAGCTGATCGAAACCGACCGGGTGACCAACCCGAACAACAGCCCAGACACCGCGACGATGATCGAGGGCGTCGAGATTGACGAGTACGGCGCCCCTGTAGCCTTTCATATCTGCAACGGCTACCCGAACGATCCTGTTCCTGGTCAGCGGCTTGAGTGGGCGCGGGTCGAGGCTTTCGGCTCGCAGACCGGCCGCCGTCGTGTGCTGCAAATCTGGTGCGACAAGGACCGCCCAGGCCTGAAGCGCGGCGCGCCGTACCTGGCGCCCGTGCTCGAGCCACTACAGAAGCTGGAGCGCTACGCCAGCGCCGAACTGATGGCGGCGATCATCTCCGCGATGTTCACCGTGTTCCTGAAGAAGGGCGAGGCGTTCGACAACAACGGCCTCGGCCTGTCTGCGCTGACCGATGGTGAAAGCTCGGCGATCGATCAGCCGCCTGTCCAGTTGGGCGAGGGTGCTGTCGTGGACCTGGCGCCCGGCGAAGAGCCGATGATTGCCAATCCGGCCCGGCCGAATGCGCAGTTTGACCCGTTCTTCACCAGCGTCGTGAAAGAGATCGGCGCCGCGCTTGAGCTGCCAATGGAAGAGCTGATGCTCTACTACAGCAGCTCATACAGCGCAGCCCGTGCCGCCATGCTCCAAGCCTGGCGCGCATTCAACATGCGCCGCTGGTGGCTGGTGTGCGACTTCTGTCAGCCGTCCTACGAACTGCTTGTCGATGAGGCAGTCGCCCGCGGCAGGATCAGGGCGCCTGGCTACAGCGACCCGGCACGGCGTCGGGCCTATACCCGAGCCATCTGGATCGGGCCGGCAAAAGGCGCAATCGACGAGCTGAAGGAAGCCAAAGCGGCCCGCGAGCGGATCGACATCGGCGTCAGCAACGAAACCATCGAAGCGGCGGCCATGACCGGTGAGAACTGGCAGCAGATCTACCGTCAGCGCAAGCGCGAGATGGATCAGCGCAAGGCGGACGGCATGGTGCCGCAGGCAAACGGCGGCGCACCGATGCCACTACCCGAAGAGGAAACCCCATGATCAAGGCTTTCGAGCTGGCGGCCGAGCGCCCCTGGCTGATCACTGAGTCGGCGCTTGATCAGCTGATGGCCATCGCCGACCGCATGGGCGACCCCGAGGCGCTGGAAACACGCCTTGGCCGCCCGCTGGACAACAGCCAGTCTGCGGTCGTGCGTGATGGCGTCGCGATCATCCCGGTCACCGGTCCGATCTTCCGCTACGCCAACATGTTCACCCGCATCAGCGGCGCGACCAGTACCCAGGTGCTGGCCACCGACATTCAGGCGGCGCTGGATAACCCGCAGGTCCGCGGCATCGTGCTAAACGTCGACTCGCCTGGCGGGGAGGCCAACGGCATCAACGAGCTGTCCGACCTGATCTACGCGGCGCGCAGCAAAAAGCCGATCAAGGCTTATGTCGGCGGCATGGCTGCCAGCGGCGGCTACTGGATCGCCAGCGCTGCCAGCGAAGTGATCATCGATGACACCGGTATGGCTGGCAGCATCGGCGCCGTGGTCGAGATCAAGCTGGGCGACGACAAGGAAAGCGGCAAGCGCTACCAGATCGTCAGCCGAAACGCACCGAACAAGCGGCCTGACCTGTCCACCGAGGGTGGGCGCGCCAAGATCGCCGAAACAATCGACGCCCTAGGGGATGTGTTCGCCGCTAAGGTGGCGCGCAACCTAGGCGTTGACCCAGAAGATGTGCCGGCCATGGGCGACCATGGCGGCATCAAGATGGGCGCCGCCGCCGTCGAGGCGGGTCTGGCCCACCGATTGGGCTCGCTTGAGTCCGTGATCGCTGACCTGGCCCGCCCGGCAGCAAACCAACAGAGGAAACCCTCCATGCAGGTTAAAACCACTGCGGAGCTGCGTGCTGCCATCGAGGCCGGCACCGACCCGCTTACCATCGAGATCGCCGAGCCGGTCATGTCCGAACCTGTCGACGTCGACGCCATCAAGGCCGAAGCGTCTCAGGCCGCAGTGACCGCCGAGCGTGAGCGCATCAAGGGCATCAACGCCCTGGCTGCAGTCGGCTTCGAAGAGGAAGTTTCGGCTGCCATCGATACCGGCCTGAGCGTCGAGGCCACTGCGCTGAGCCTGTACAAGGCATCGCAGGACCGCGGCGTAACGCTGGGCGCGATCAAGAGCGACGCCAAGTCCGCAGCCGCTGCCAGTCCAAAGGACGGCACCGACAAACCCACCATCTCCGCAAAATCCATCTGGGCACAACGCCAAGGCCGAGGAGCGTAAGAAATGAGCTACGAAAAAGTAACCATGGGCGCCCGCGTCGGCGAGTTCCTGCTGAGCGAGGCCAATGGCGAGCGCTCCCGTGAAGAAGTCACCCTGGCAGCAACCACCGTTGCGCTGTCGGCCGGCACCGTGCTGGGCAAGGTCACCGCGACTGGCCACTACGCACCGTACGATGGCGAGGCAACCAACGGCACCGAGACTGCCGCTGCGATCCTCTACGGCAACAAGCCGGTGTCCACCGAAGTGCAGCCCGCCGCTGTCGTCGTGCGTGATGCCGAAGTTGTCGGTGAACTGCTGGTCGGCTCCGACGCCGCCGCCGAAGTCGAACTGCTCGCCCAGGGCATCGTCGTCCGCTAACCCAACCCCTGCTTCCCGAAGCCGCCCTAGAGGCGGTTTTTTCGTTTCTGGAGAACGAACATGCCCGATTTGAACCTATTCGAAGGCGATGCCTTTTCGACCATCAGCCTGACCAAGGCTATCAACACCGCGCCGGACGGCCAGAAAGTGCCGACCCTGCTGGACGCCCTCTTCGAAGAAGAAGGCATCAGCACCACTGCCGTGTTCATCGAGCGCGACAACGACAGCCTGTCCCTGGTCCCGGCCAAGGATCGCGGCTCGCCCGCTGACGTGACCGTCGGCAGTAAGCGCGACAAGATCCCGTTCCAAACCTTCCACCTGCCGACCCGCGGCAAGATCCTGGCCGACGAAGTGCAGAACATCCGCGCGTTCGGCTCGGAAACCGAGATGGAAAGCGTCGAGGCTATGGTGCAGAAGCACCTGATGAAGATGCGCAACCGCATCGACGCCACGATCCGCTTCCAGCGCGCTGGCGCCATCACCGGAAAGATCTACGACGCCGACGGGACCAAGGTGCTGCTCGACCTGCACGAGCGTTTCGGCATCGCGCAGAAGACCCAGGCCATGGCTCTCGGCACTGACACCACCAAGGTGCTGCAGAAGGTCACCGATGCCAAGCGCAAGTCCGAGGACAACATCGGTGACAGCGGCGTCATCACCGGCTGGATGGCCATCTGCGGCCGTGGCTTCTTCGATGCCTTCACCAACCACCCGGTTGTGGAAAAGGCGTTCGACCGCTTCAACGACGGCCAATTCCTGCGCGACGACAAGCGCATGTCCGGCTTCAGCTTCGGCGGCGTGATGTGGCAGGAGTTCTACGGCAAGGTCGGCAACATCGAGTTCGTCGGCGCGAATGAGGCCTACCTGGTTCCGCTGGGCGTCGATGGCCTGTTCATCACCAACTTCGCCCCGGCTGACTACATGGAGACCGTCAACACCAACGGCCTGCCGTACTACGCCAGCCAGGAACTGCTGCCGCACAACAAGGGCGTTGACCTGGAAGCGCAGTCCAACCCGCTCAGCCTGTGCACCCGCCCAGGCGCAATCATCAAGCTGACCATCTGATGTTTGGCGCCGACATTGACAGCGCTGTCATGGCGGCGCTGAACGATGGCTGCGGTGACTACTTCGACGCCGCGGGGCAACTCGTGGCGCGTGGTATTGAGCTGATCGTTGATCACAACCTGGTGCAGAACGGCCCTGACGGGTTGTTCGTCAGGGACATGACCGGCATCACCTTCAGCAAGGCAGACCTGTGCAAGGCAAGCCGAGGCGGCGTGTTCGTCTTCGGCAAGCGGCGCTATCTGGTCGAAGAGCCGGTTTCTGACGACGGCCAAATGTGCACGTTCGCCTGCATGGAGTCCCGATGAACATTCTCACCGAAGCGCGACTGGCTCTTGTGGCCAGGCTGCAGACGATCACGGTTGCCAATGGCTACCGGACGAATGCGGGGCAGAACGTGAAGACGGGCTGGTTCAGCGAGGTGCTTGAGTCGGACAGCGTCGGCTTTCCGCTGATCGTCGTGCAGAAGGCAAAGGCGCTGGACCCGGAGCCTGGAGCTGGTGCTATGCGCCTGTTTCCCGGCTTCAACGTAGTCGGCGCTGTCGATGCCAGTCTCGACGACTACGACGACGCACTGGAGGCGATCGAGCTGGACATTCTCCAGTGTCTGCTGCCGGAGCATGGTCAGTTCATGCGCTGGGAGTACAAGCCGCCAGGTCTCTGCGGGGTGACCGTAGGCGCTCCTGAGAGCTTCCCGCCTGGTAACGGCATGAGCGCAGCCAGCGTACTGGTCCCTGTCCATCTGCAGGCCGTTATCGCGCAAGCCGCTTGATCAAGGGCAACCGCCCACCAATTCACAACAGCGCATACAGCCGACTGATAGCCGGCCCGCTCTGCACTGCTTAAGAGGAAATGAACCATGTCTGATTTGCGCGGCGCGTTTCTCGGGGTCGGCAAGATCTACCTCGAGGACCTGGATGAATCCAAGGGCCTGCTTTTCATCGGCAACTGCAATTCGCTGACCTATGAGGCAACGCCTCAGGAGATCGAGGAGCAGGACTACACCACTCCGGGCGGCGGCCTGGACTCGTCCGTTCAGCGTATCAGCGCCCTGAACGTGAACTACAACGCTCGCCACTTCAACAAGCAGAACATGGCTCGGGCGATCTACGGATCGGCCACCGATGTTGCTGCTGGCACTGTTGTTGATGAGGTGCACACCGCAAACCCTGGCGCGCTGATTTTGCTGAAGAATCCCGGCGCATCCAACGTCGAGATCACCAACAGCGATGGGACGGTGACCTACGTCGAAAACACCGACTACACCTTGGATCCTGCTGGCTTCCCTGTGATTACCGAGACCGGCGCCATCACTGCCGCGACAGAGATCAAGGTCAGCTACGACTACGCCAAGCATGTCACCATCCAAGCGCTGGTGAAATCCGGTAAGCGTTTCAAGATGGTCTTCGTTGGCCTGAACGAGGCCCGCTCCGGAAAGCCTGTGGTAATCGAGGTCTACCGCGTGAACCACTCGCCGGCGACCCTGAGCTTCATTGGTGACGAGTTCCAGGGCATGGAGTTCACCGCCAAGGCTGAGAAGGATCCGACTGTGGTTGGTACAGGCCTTTCGCAGTACATGACCATCAAGGACGTGGATTAAGCGCCCGAGTCCAAGCCCATCGGATCGGTGGGCTTTGGCGCGTGCGCCGTGTTAGATTTCCCTCTCCTATGGGGAGGGAGCCTTATGTTCAGGCTGTTATTGGCTGTGGCGTGTGTTGCTGCGGCCCCTGGTGCTAGTGCTGCGCCGGTTTTCAAGTGCGTAGGTGCAGATGGCAAGACCACATTCAGCCAGCACGGATGCGGAGCAGAAAGTACCGGCGCCGTGGTCACGCCGGAAGCCGCTAGGCCGAGCGGTGCCGGCCCTGCAGTGAAGTTGGCAACGCCTACTAATGAGCCTCCGCGACCGAGGGCAAAGCGGAGCTTCAATCACTGCGGTGATCTAACGCAGGTTGATATTGCATACCTGAATGGGCGCGGCCAAATCCAGGTAGGGATGACGGCTGACGATGTGCGTCGATCTATCGGCGGCCCTACCGAAGTGAACCGTGCGTCTTACGGAGATCAGTGGATATATGTGCAGCAAGACGGCTCCCGCCTTTACCTATACATAGATCCTAATGGTTGCTTCACGGCGTGGAATTAAGGAGGGAGCCTTATGCAGTGTCCAGCTTGCAATCATGTCGATGATGATGCCGCATTCGGTAACCCTGCCAAGTGCCCACGCTGTGGTGCGTTCTACGAAAAGGCTGTGATTGCGCGGGCTCGAAAGGCGGAAGCGCTGTATCAGGCAGCGGAGCGAGAAGAGCGAAAACGCAAGGTTGAAGTTGTGGCTGGACCAGCAAAGCAAGCCGCCTCGCTGGGCAGGTCTGTTCTCTTGACATTCATCAGCAGCAAGTTCTTCGGCCGGGTCGTCCTGGTAGTTGCCGGGCTAGGCGTTATCGTCTTGCTAGTCGCTCGCCAGGCTAGTGGTCCTGCCGCGCTCCCCGCAAAAACCGAGCAGCCAAACGAATACGCCGTGATTCGAGTTGGACAGCGGGCTGTTGAGTCCCGCCTTAAGGACGCCGAGTCTGCGAAGTTCCGCAATCAGTTTGTTGGGAAGTCTGGCGTTCCCTGCGGCGAGGTGAACGCCAAGAACGGGTTCGGAGCGTACAACGGCTTCAAGAGGTACATGGCGTCCGGAGGAGGCATCTCAGTCATTGAGGGCGAAATCCCTGACGAACAATTCGAGGCATCCTGGCAGAGGCTGTGCGCTAGGTAGCCAAGCATCAAACGAGACCCGCTTCAGCGGGTTTTTTATTGCCCGGAGTTTGGCATGAACGAGTTGCAAATTCTGTTTCCTGAGCCGGTCACCGTCGATGTGATGGGGCGTGACGTGCAGATCCTGCCGGTGAAGCTGCGCCACTTCGAGCGCTACGGCAAGTCGGCCGGCGCCTTGGTCGATCTGTTCAGCCAGGCCAGCGTCCAGCAGATCAACCGCTATGCCGCCACGCATAGCCGCGAACTGCGCCAGGTGCTACTGGCAACGACCAGCCTCAAGCGCTGGCAGCTGTGGTTCCTGCCGGCGACCGTCTCGGTGCAGCTGTTCGTCGAGGTGGTGCGGGTCAATTCCAGTTTTTTCGGCGAAGCCCTGCCGGCAATGGTAATGGCGCTGAGTGGGGCTCCGTCGTCCAGCGACTGATTGGCGCCGGCCATGCCCTGGCTGATGTGCAGGACTACAGCCTGCGGCAGATCGAGACGTTCTTGGCTGCCATCGACGCAGAAGACCGCGCAGATAACCGGATCGCATTGATCGCCGCGCGTGCGGCAAATGCCAAGCCAGAAGACTTCAAACGCTTGCTTCAGGAGTTCGCCTAAATGGCCCAGGTAAAAACCCAGCTGGTCATCGACGGTAAGAACAACTCGAAGAAGGCGTTCGACGAAGTAAACAGCCAGCTCAACAGCATGAACAAGCAGCTGGCAACGGCTGGCAAGGCGCTGATCGGCGTCTTCTCCGTGTCCGCTCTGACTGGTGCCGTGCGCGGCATCGCCAGCGCTGCCGACAGCTACAACCTGATGAATGCGCGCCTGAAGCTGGCTACCGAGTCGCAAGGGGAGTTCAACACTGCGCAGACTGAGCTGCGCCGAATCGCCGCTGCAACTCAGGCTCCGCTTGAGTCATTGGCTACCCTGTACCAGCGCATCAGCCGGCCACTGAAAGAGGCCGGGCGTAGCCAAAAAGACATCTTGGCGGTCACCGAGGCGGTGGCTACATCGTTCCGTGTTTCCGGCGCCAGCGCCCAAGAGGCTGAAAATGGAGTTATTCAGTTTGCCCAGGCGCTCGGTGCTGGCGCACTGCGCGGCGATGAGTTCAACAGCGTTGCCGAACAGGCGCCGAGACTGATGCAGGCGCTGGCTGATTCGTTGGGCGTGCCGATTGGTGCGCTTAAGGAAATGGCAGCGCAGGGCCTTTTGACCGCTGACGTGGTGACTTCCGCCCTGGTTGAGCAGCTAGACGTGTTGCGCACCGAGGCAGAATCGCTTCCCGATACAGTCGGTGGAGCAATGACCGCCATGTCTGATCGCTGGAATGAAGCGACTGGACAGGCGAACGTTCAACCGCTTATTGACGCGATCAACGGCCTTGGCGAGACGCTGAGTGATCCCGTCGTCGTCGACAATCTGGTCAAACTGGCATCAGCGCTGGCGACTCTTGCCGGCACAGCCGTAGAGGGCGCTTCTGAGTTCGTTGATCTCGGCAAGCGCATTGCTTTTGTTGCCGCCAATTCGGCAGGAATGGTCACCGAGCTTGATCAGGTCGACCAACAAATTGCCGACCTTGATCGAAGCCTGCAAGGTACAGGCCTCAGTACCACTATTGATGGGCTGCTGTTCAGCCGCGAGGAGCTACAGGCCAAGAAGGATGCGTTGATCGCCTTCAGAGCGGCCATTGTGGAACAGCAGGCCGGGCTCAATGCCGAGCTGCAGTTCCTTTCCGAAGTTGCTGCCGCCGCCGCTGCCGCTGGTCGCGAAAAGGAAATCAGCCAGCGCAACCAGTACATCTCTGACCTGAAGACCCAGCAAGACCGCATGGTCAAGGCGTCCGAGCAGGGCGTAAAAGCGCTGATCTCGGCAGAGAAGAAGGCAAACAGCGAGCTGGAGAAAGTTCGCAATGCTCGCCTGGACATCGAAAAGCGCTACCAAGACGCCATTGCTGGAATGAACTCTGGCGGAGAGGCGTCCTATGGGGCGGCTCAGGCACTGAAGGTCGGCGCACGCGAGGCCTTGCGCGCAGGTGATGTTGAAGGAGCACAGGCGAAGGCGAAAGCCGCTCTCAAGATGCTTCAGGACTTGCAGGCGGCCGGCGCCAACACCTACGGATTCGCCGGATTTATCGGCGAGCTTCGCGACATCGAACTGGCCGCCAATGACATTGAGCAAAGCCGTGCCGAGCAGAAGATCGCTGACATCAAGCAGGAGATGGTTAACCTCAAGACGGCAGCCGCCGCGCTCGAGGATATGCCTGTCAGCGTGAAGATGGACGACGCTGCGCTGGCACAGGTGCAGTCCGCGCTGGACGCCCTGGCCAAGCGCGAAATCATCGTCAAGGTAGGCGCCCAGTACGACTTCAGCCAGCCTTACACGCTGCAGGATCCAGGCCCGGAGCCGGCCGGGTACGCCACTGGCGGATACATCAGCGGCCCCGGCACCGGTACCAGCGACAGCATCCCGGCCTACCTGTCGAACGGCGAGTACGTCATCAACGCTGCGGCCGTGCGCAAGCTTGGCAAGCGGCATCTCGACATGCTCAACCGCGGCATCCCGATCCCTCGGTTTGCCGATGGTGGGATGGTCGGTACCGTCGCCAGCCTGGATACGTCGCCTCGCAACCTAGGATCGCTGGACATCAGCATCGGCGGTGACACCTACCAGGTGTTCGCGGACTCTACCCAGGCCGATCAGCTGCGCCTGGCTGCGCGCAAGCACGGCCGCACTCACCGGAGTTAACCATGCCACAACCTCAAATCATGCTCGGCGGCGTGCCGATCGTGCTGCACGCTGGCGCGCCGGTTTTGAGCGAGGAGCCCATTGGCGGCGAAACGTCGATGCGGATGAGCGACGGCGCACTGGTATCGATGACGCATTGGGAGCGCATGTCCGGCTCAATCAGCGGGACTGGCTGGATGCCGCCCGGCCTGCACGGACTGGACTACAGCCAGCCGATGGAGCTGCGGTCGACCAAGGTGCAGAGCGTGACGGGCACAGACCTGACATACACGCTGCGCGGAACGCCGCGGCCTGACGTGGCGCCGTGGGCACAGGCGCTGGTCGGTGACGATTGGGTCAATACGGCCTGCAGCGTCACCGATGGCGTCGCGACCGTTACGTCCGTCACCGGCGCTGCGCTCTACCGCGTCTGCTGGATGCCCATCTACAGCGTCAAGGCCAGTCGCCCGTCCGAAACGCAGGATTCAGGAACCGCCAGCCATAGCTGGTCCATCACCTGGGAAGAAACCTAATGCTCAACGCCTCGCCACTGAACGCCGTGCCGCTGAACGGCTTGGCGAGTGCTGCCGCTGAACCGGAATACATCGTGCGCGGGCAGTCGTTCGTGTGGGCGCTGCGCGTGTTGGTTGACGGCGTGAACCGCACGGCGCAGCTGACAGGAACCGTCACCGTCGACCGGGAAGAGGGCGCTGCCGGTATCGCTGGTTTTGATCTGTTCATCGCGCCTGGCGTGGCCGTCGTGCCACCGGACTGGAAGGGCAGGCCGGTATCGATCGACTACATCAGCACGAGCCAGGGCGCCACGACCGAGGCCCGCCGCTACACGGGCCAGATCAGCATCGCCAACTGGAATCCGGTCAGCCGGGTGCTGACGTGCGAATGCTCCGATCAGGTTCAGCAGCGCGTCGAAGGCCTGTCCGTTCCCGCAATCAATGCGCTGGTCGGCGGTCACTGGTCGGCGGATGTGTTCGAGCCGGTGGAAGGGCGCAGCCATTGGGACTACGCGCTGGAGCGGTTGAGCACTCGGCCGGTAAGCCTCGATTGCTCGCCGACTGGCGATCTGCGGGTCACCAGCTGGTACGCCGTTTCTCCACATGTCGTCTACGGGCCCGGGACCACGCTCTATCAGACCGTTGACCTGCAGCAGTCGGACCTGGACGAGTCGACCAATCGCGTCGAGATCGAATTCGGTTATCGCTACAACCGGCTGTGGCAGCTGAACGAGCGCTATGTCTGGCGCCACCCGGGAACATTGGGGCTGGATGGGCTGGCCGGCTTCTGCCAATGGCGCACCGACCCAACCGAGCTGCCTCAGATCGGCATGGTTGAGGACGCGGCGTCGGGCAGTGGGCAGACGGTGCTCAACCCGGACTATTACCGGCTACCGCTGACCATGGCCGACCCATGTGGCACAGGTGTCGGTTGGACGAACGTCTATGACGACCTCCTGCTCGGCGTGACATGGACCGGTGCGCGGCGCTGGGTGCAGACCGTGACAGAGACGTACAGCCTCACGCTGGCCACCGCAGCCGGCGAGGCCGAGGCTACCAGCATCGTGCAGCGCTCGTCGGCAACGGTGAACGTCGAGAGCGATATGGCTGAGGCCTGGACCGAAGGACCGATCGACGGTTCCGGCGGGGCATTCGACATCCCGAACGACGCCCGCCGCAATGCGGCCATGGTTGTGGCTCTTCGCATGGGGCAGGTCGAGATCATCGGCGCGCACCGCGAAACAACGGTGTCGTGGCAAGTGCCGACCAGCATGGCGCTGGGCGTAGACCTGGTGCACACGCTGCAGGTCGCCGATCAGGGCGTAACCGCCAGCGGCAAGTGCCGGCGCATCGTCGACAGCTTCGACCTCGGCTCTGGCTCTGCCGTTACCACGATCAGCATCGCCATCATGCGTGGCGGCGGGGTGAGCGATCCTCTCACGCTGCCTGGCCGGCTGGGTGAGGGGCAGATCGGCGAGGGCGAGGGCAATGTGTTCTACGAGCCTTTGCCAACCCAGCTCGGCGGCCGAACGGGCATCCCGCCCTACGACGATGAACTGGACGGATTCGCCGGCAACTACAGCCAGAACAATCCGAACGCTGAGGTCTTCCCGCGCCGGCTGAGCGTAACGGCCGCTGAGATCCCGGCTGCGCAGCGCGACGAACAACTGCTTGATGCCGCGGTGCTCTACCGCGTCGGCATCCCCAACGATCTGCTGGAGCTGTGATGGCCTACATCAACAACTACCTCGAGCCCATCGAGCTGGCTCAAGGGGCGACCTCGGCTGTGCTGGCCCTGCCGGATGGCAGCTATCGACTGACGCTCTCCGATGCGCTGCGCACGCGCTGGGAGATCGTCGATGCCGTTGTCGTTAGCGGCGCCGCGACTTTGACGCGGGCGAGGGAGGGCACCGCCGACCAGCTCTGGCCTGGCGGCAGCGTCATCTACTGCGCCGTAACCGCGGGCCAGCTCAACGCACTGCTGACCCGAATTGCCGAGGCGGAAGCGCGCATTGCGGCGCTCGAGCAGGGCGGTGGGGCAGGAGCACTCACCGACGAACAAGGCCAGCCGCTGACAGATGCGGGCGGCAACATCCTTACGACTGGAGACTGACAGATGCCGCAGCACATATTTACCGGCGAAGGCGAGCCGACCTCGGTTCAGCCGAATAACCCTGGCGATCACTACATTGATCAGGCCGAAGTGCCGCCCGCAACGTATCTTGCTGTCACCGACGGGGCCGGCCTGTTCTGGATGCGGGTTGCCCCGAGTAATGTCGGCACAGGCGCTCCGTCTGGTACGCCTGCTGCTGGGGCGCTCTATGTCTCACGGGAAGGCTCGTCCGACCGTCGCGTTGCTGTTGGGGACGGCGCAGAGTGGACATGGCTCGCAAGCATGAAGGTGCGCGATACGCCGCCGGGCTCTGCTTGGAATGAGGTGCCGGGGCTGTATCTGGATAACCTGGCCGGTAACCTCTACGTCAGCGACGGCGAGGGCAACTGGTTCAGCGTGCCTGTTACTCCGGTGGTGTGATGGCTCTCGGCGATAGCCGCCGAGCCTCCGGGCAGGCAATGGAGCAGAGCCGCCGGGCGCTAGGCCGTGCCAATGAGGCGGCGCGGCGCGCGCTTGGCGATGCGATGGAGAACAGCCGTCGCGGCACCACGGTCGTACAGGACATCAACCGCCTCACTCGGCCGCAGCCTCCGCGCCGTTCGCTGCCAAGCATAGAGCCGGTCGGCGCCTTGCCGGCCTCGCGCGGCAGGGGCGACTACAAGGCGCCGCCGCC